CATAGATAGTAATAACTTTATCATATTGAGCATCATTAGACTTAGTATTCTTTACAGCTTCAATAGCATCCCATAACTCTTCAGGGACTGCATCTACATGGTACTGTTCACGAATACAGATTTCTACTATATTCCCATCAGGTCCATCTACAATGGTAAACTTATCCAATGGAATTACTTTGATACTATCTCTAGCATCTGCCTCATCAATAGGGTCAGGTTTCATATACAATAGGAAAGGACCAGTTACAAGGTAGAGGAGGATAGACATATATTGATATTCAGGGAGAAATGTCTTCTTAATATAATCAAAAGCAAGTAAAGTATAATCATTATATACTTGTCTTTGGTCTGCTTTTAACTCTTCAAATGTGTTATTCAATAAACTGATATGCTCCCCATTGGTGCGGTCAAAGGTAATAGGAGATGTAATAGGTTGTCCTGATTGTATCTGCTGATTCATTTGATTATCAGATTGTTGTTGGAGGATTTGATTTACCTTCTGAATAGCTTCAGTTTTAATCTTCCCTGATAGTTTAATTTGGTCTCTTAATGAAGGTTTAAGTTCAAAGTAAGGGACAACAGTTGGGAAGACAGCTTCAATAATCTTAGCACACATGGTATTAACACCAATAGCTGCATTAGGCTCAAAAGCATACTTATCTGTTGATAAGCTATTCTCTAGGAGTTGGTAGTTTCCCTCATAAGTGCGAGGAGAAACACTCTCATTCCTCATATCAGACATATCCCAACTACCATCAGTAGACGGTTTAACTAATGGGAATAGTCCTGTCTGTGCATATTTATCACAAGCAATAGCTCTAGTAAGGGTGTAAGCTCTATATCTAGCTGCTTCATCATAGCACTCTTTAATAGATTTCTTATGGTCTTTCCTACGCTTATTGACTAATTTTAGAATCTCATGTTCCATTAATTACCTCCTAATGCTGATGGACCTAATCCAGCATCATTAGCTGTTCGTAAGTAATACAGAGTCTTGTTCAGATTCTTCTTCTTCTTTACTTGAGGGTTAATATCTAAGGCAGTAGCAGAAGCCACTGGTGCAGGGGCAATCTCTTTAGGGTCTGCAATCTTAGGTAGCTTTGGTGCTGACATAGGCTATTTCTCCATTGGACACCCATAATCATCAGTGTAGTTGAATGGGTATTTATATTTAATTGTAGTATTATCCAGTAATTCCCCTGGATGGAGGATATGGGCTAATTTATACATTAGAGCCATATAGGTGTGGGGGTTATCTCTACAGAACTCATCCTTCTTCTGAAGCTTACAAAGTTCTACATATATAGAGATATATTCATCCCATGGTAGTGCAGTATCACCAAATAGTTTAGGGAACTTTGCATCACCTATGCCTGGTATTCCAGGATAACCATCTGAACTATCTCCTACTACCATCTGATACTGTGTATAGTAAGTAGCATCATCTATAGTATTATAGGTATAAGTATTCTTATATGTATCATAGAAGTATATATTAGGAAGTGTTCGCAAATCCTTGTCTTGCCCTATTACTACATAACTGGTATCAGTTAGTACTGTCCAAATCCCACTCCCCACAAGGTCATCAGCCTCTATTCCAGGGGTATACAGACATCCTCTTGATTTATAAATATCTTTCAACACTTTGATTGCTTGTTGAGTTTTATCATTTAAAATAGAGGCTGGAGTTACAGTTTTCTGAACCCTATTAGCTTTATAATTAGGATAAAACTTATGTCTGTGATACTCATTCTTATCGTCTTTAACAGTAATAAATCTCTTTACTTCTGCATTCATCCAATTTAGAGGGCCCATTAATTGTTTATCTATATTCTGAATATGTTCATCTATTTCATCAATATGAGATAGTAAATCAATATCAGGATTATCCTTATTATCTTGATAATAATTAGATGTTGTTACTCCTTTAAAGAACATATAATCATAATCATGTAATATCACAGTGGGTGCTGGTAATTCAATATCTATCATTTATTATCTATCCAATCTAGTTGTTGCTGATACTGGTCAAATAGCTTCACAGCTTTCTTTTTGAAGATGTTCTTAGCATTCTCTTTGCTCTTCCTATCATCCTTCATACGCTGCTTGTATCCTGCTGAACCTCCCATACAAATAATGATAAAGAAAACTACTCCTAAGATGATAGACATATTAAACTCCTGTTGAACCAAATCCACCTATACGGTTAGAGTTGGTTTCTGTTAGTTCTTGTACTTCAACATATTCAGTAGGTGTAATAGGTACAACTACCAACTGTGCAATCTTAGAACCTTTCTTGAGTATAACATCAACTGTTTGACTTCCACATGGGTAGTCATAACTAATATCAAAGAAAGATAATAACATTCCAACTTCACCTTTGTAATCAGCATCAATAGTACCTACTCCATTGGTAAGTGTAATACCATGTTTCAATGCTAAACCACTCTTAGCTCTTACTTGTACTTCATACCCTTCAGGAATATCTAAAGAGAACCCTAATGGGATATGGTAAGAGTGGTGACGGAATAACTCAACATCATCAGGTAAGAATACATCCGCACCTGCTGCATGAGTTGTACTGAACTCAGGCAGTTTAATCCCATCTCTTAATTTCTTAACACCAATAGTTACCATTATTTCTTAGCTCCTCTAGCTGCTCTTGCTACTACCATTCTATCTCTCTGTTCTTGTGTTATAACTCTAGTTGTTTTAGTGGGATGAATATCAGGATAGACTTTACCTTGAGATTTACAATCTACACACTCAGTCTTACAGACAGGAGTGAGCTTATTAGCAGGAATCTTATCCATCCAAGCATTGTTACACACTGTTTGACCCTTAAAAGCTAAATTAACAGGTTTCATATTACCATCTTTAGTGTAACCAATCATAGCGTTTATACACACATTCTGACCGTAGACCATTATTATTATCCTTTAACCCATGTAGTATCTTTACCATAGAAGTCGGTATAGGTATACCAATCTCCTTCTTCCATATAAGGGAGTAATTCATCTATATCAAAATTAGGATTACATTGATGGCAACTATGTTGACAACAATCTAATTCCCCACATGAGTTACAAGTGGGACACTTACCATCATCATCAGAGTCGATAATACTCCCATCAAAATCATAACTATATTTCTTCATTAGTGAGTCTCCATCCAGGATTGTCCTTCTTTAACATCTCCACCAATGAGACAAGGAAGGTTGTAATGTATACTTGCTTTTTCAAAGCACTTCTCAGCTAGGGGTTTAATAGTCTCTTCTAATCCTTTTAGACATTCAATCTGTAATTCATCATGGACGAATAAAAGGATAGTGAAGTCTTTACCCCACTCTAAACCTAAATCTAATAGCTCTTGAGTTAAGATAAGCATAGCCTTCTTAACAATAATAGAACCAGTAGATTGTAGTTTGTAGTTCAGTACAGCGTGTTCAGATGTAACAGGAATCCACCTATTATCAATAGAAAAGATGTGTCCTTGATTATCTTGCATTTGTTGTTTCAAGTATTGTTCTAATGCTAAATAACCAGTCCAACTCTTCTTCCTATTATCAATAAGTTCTTTACCTAACTTATCATCTCCACCGTTCATCCTACCAATCTTATCATTACCACCACCATAAAGGATACCATAAGTGTTAGACTTACATTCCTTACGGTCCATGCTATGTACACCCCATTTAGCTTGAATCTTATTATCAGCTTTCATAGCCTTAGTGTGGGGGTCACCATTCTGTACATCTTCTAGCATCTCTCCATTATCAAATGGTTGTAATGCTATACCAAAACACATCATCTCTAATGCTGCTGCATCAACCCCAATCAATGTAGAGTTCTTAGCCACACCAATTAAGTCTCTAAACTCAGCACCATATCCACCCTCAATACCAAGTATCATCTCTTTAGTGTCATCATCATGTTTAACACCAGGAAAGTTTACATTAGGGTTCTTATGGTTACAACGATAGGTGACAGTACCAAATGGGTTAAGTTCAGGGTGTATCTTACCATCCTCATTCCATACAGAGTTGAAGATAGACTTAGGACCTTTATAGAGGGTGGTGTACCCCTTCTTAATACCTAATAGTTTCAATGCAGGACCAATACCTACACCAGCATAATCTCCAATTACCTTAGAACTAAAGGTAGTCTTCATTTCATGCTTTCTAGTCTTCTTATTCCATACTTTAATTTGTGGTGGGTCAATTCCTAGTTTATTAAATAACCATAACCAATCTCCTGAAGCTCCAGTGGAGTTGGGATTGAATCTTTGGGCAGTTAGTTTAATAGAGTTGATATGACCAGTGGTGTCCGAGATATTAGTAATACACTTCTGTCTATACCATGGGATATTCTCTTCTGCTAACTTTAAATCCTGTTCCATCTTCTCTTTTAGGATTTCTACTTTATCCATATTGACAGGGACACCAGTTTGTGTCATAATGGTAAGGAGATTCAACATCTGAGTTTCTGTATTGATAGCATCAATTATTGAATCCCATCTAGGTTCCTTGTATAACATCTGTAATAGTTTTAGGTTTACTTTAACATCTTGTTCACAGTAATCATACATATTGAAATCAGGTGTACTCCAATCAGTAGTATCCCCAAAGTCTCCTTTGTATTCTCCTAACCTCTTACCCCAAGACTTCAATCCATTACTACCATGACCATCATTAAAGATAGGTTTAAATAACTCTCTATTGGTGGAGTTAGTGTCAGGAGCAGGGAATAGAATCTTAGCAACAACATGGGTATCAATAATTGGTTTAATATCAGAATCTTCAATAAGTTTCATCTTTATTAAAGCAGGAATATCATACCCAGCGATGTTATGTCCAACCCATGTGCTGAATTGTTTTAAATAATCTAAACCTTCCTGAAGGTTATCATCATGGAAGGTGAATCGTTTAAACTTATCAATAGGGTTATAGGTAACAATACACCATAGTTTAGATACACTGCGAAGTAACCCATTAGTTTCAATATCAAACAATACCCAATCTTTATTAGGTAATACATCTTTTGAATGGGTTTCTAATAGTTTCATATTTACTCCTGTTTGTACTCTTCCAGTATGATGTCTAATTCTACCATCATTCTATCTTTCACATAGGTCAACAGTTCTTTTATTTCTTTCTGAGTCAACTTACCCAGTTTTTGTGCATCGTACTCATCATATTTCTGCCACCTCTCCGCCCACATATACTGGTAATACACTTTATGTACTTTTGGGTATATAGCCAACTCTGTTATTTCTTTTAAGTCATATCCTCTGACTGTGAATCTATGGGGGGCTACTTGTTCTATACCATCAAGTACCCACTTGTTCAGTAAATCATCGAAATCTAAATGACAGAAAATAGAACAGTTATTATCAAAATTAAAGCAATGTTCTCTATGTGCGAAGACGACACTACTTTCATTCCGATATGTGTCAATCCCAATAGAATAAATAGTGTATCCGATGGTAAGTAAGTCTTTAATGTCTTTGACGAAGTTCTCTACCACCACTTTTTTAGAAATCATATCTACTCCTTAAACAAATCATCTTCATCTTCTATTACAAGTTCTTCTAAACTAAATATAGTATCAGTGAATGTACAAGTCTTAGCATTATACACACCTTTCTCATACCTACCTGTGCCTTTATACCTAGTCTTCAGGAGACGTAGTATAAAGCTCCCTGAGTCGTCGTTTATACTTCTTTCATAGGAAAGTATGTTAGACCCATATTTGGAGGTGTGAGAGGAGTCTGCTATGTTGTCCAAGCCTACTTCTGCACCTGTTTCAAATGTAATACTTTTGGAACCATCTTTATTTGTAGCTCCACCACCATTCTTAGTGAGGTGAGATAAAATAAGACCAGTAACTTCATATTGCCTACAAAGACTATTCAAATCCTTTAAGACAGTATCAAGTAATTGTTTCTTAGATGATGTACTTTCAGATAAACCAGTGAGGTTATCTAATACTATCAAAGATACATTATCAGCTTCTACATGGGCTTTAATGGAATTAAAAGCATCATTCCAAGGAGTTGTTTCTATACCATCAAAGAATGTAAGATTATCATCCTTTAACATCTCTTCTGCTTTAGGTTTAACAACAGAGTCAATCCATTGCTGGACTTCTTCCTTTGTTGAACCGCAACTAGAATACATGTCATAGAATGGAGTCTTGTAGTAGGCAGACATAAAGTGTAATACAGGTTCAATAGATTTCATCTCTGTATTCAACACTAATACCTTCTTACCTGATTTAAGTATATTAGCTGCTGCATTATAAGAAATTGTCGTCTTACCGATGCCTGTTCCTCCTACAATTACATTCAAACCACCATAAGCTAATCCACCACTAAGTATTTTATCTAATACTTGTACTCCAGTGGGGAGGACAGGTGGTGCAGCATCATTAAGCATCTTGAGGATACCATGCTTCCTTGTAATACAAGGTATAGCAGGGGAGGTGGCATTATTAATAGCATACCTTAAATCATCCCAAGCACCAGCAGTAATGTAGCCATTGGCATCTTTATAGTCAGATTTAAGCTTTACTTCTTTAACCTTATCTGTACCTAGAATCTTAATAGCTTTCTTGACTGCTGCTTGTCCAGCTTCATCAGCATCAAAACATAAGTAGATTTCTTCAAACTTATTTAACCAATGTCTTTGGTCTGCTAATACACTTACTGACCCACTACCACCTGGTAATGATACACAATAAGGAATCCAATCACCTTTAGCTGCATAAGCTTGGTAAACAGACATACAGTCCAATTCACCTTCTGTAATAACTAACATCTTTTTATTAGTCATTGTTTGATTAGAGTATTGACCAAATAGATAGTTAGCTTCATCCTTATCAGGGGAATTACATCTAAAGAATGCTTTCTTTCCGTCTACTTTGAATCTAACATTCTGAGATTGTACCACTCCTGATTCATTAACAATAGAAGCTACTTCATAATCTGTACCATTACTGTGATACCCACCATACCTAAACTTAGAGAAGGTGGAAGGGGAGATACATCTATGAGTCTTAGGAATCTGTTTAATCACTTCAGGAGGAATAAGTTCTAGTGAAGAACCTTTAGATTCCTCCACCATATCTGTCAAGTTATAAGGTTTACTTAATCGTTTCTCTGTACTGTTCTTATTATCATACAGAATCTGTTTACCATCTTCAAACTCTAAAATTGCTACTTCACAATCAGGACGATGACAAGCAGCCCTAGTGGAGTTATCTTCATTTAAGTAAACAATCATTGATGTATGATGGCAAATAGGACATTCCATTTTACCTTTGTACTGACCCATAACTCCTCCTTATTTTAAATTAGATTGATTGATAGTGCAGTCAATCCAACCATTATACCAGTCATCTGATAATAGTACATCATGTTTAAATTGATACATTGCTTCTTTATATGTAGCCCAAGCCTTATTAGGGCAGAAGTCAAGAATCTCCCTATGAAACTTCTCCTTACCGAGTAGTTTTAAATCCTCTTTGAGAGGAACACAACTACCCCAGTATGTTTTCCAGTTTGATTCTTTGACTGTCAGCTTCTTATTCTTCCTACCAGCAATAGACTCAGATTTCTTAGAGTATAGAGATTTCTTCCCTATATACTTCTTACCTGAGTCTAAGTTAGTAATCAAATAAACAAATGAGTGCATATTCTCAGGGGGTTGTAATAATGGTTTACCTTGATAAAACCAAATCATTTAACCGTCCCATTCTGTAAAGTCTTCTTCCTGTAGAGACTTAATCCTATGTTCATACATAGGAATAGTTATTGTCTTTACATTATGTAATTCTTCCTCAAATACCTCAGCAAAATACTCACATAATCGTTGTCTAAAAGCATTAGTGCATTCATCAACTATTTCCTCTAAACGGTTGGATTCTAAATCTAAAAAGTGATGATACAACTCTTTAGATTCAAACTCAATAATGTCATCAGTCACCTCATCAGGAAGGGTATCGTTATCTATTAATTCTACTACACCTTGCTGTTGGTCATTTAACACATATTCCAAACTATTACTATGAAGTACTCTATACATCATATTCTCATCCATTGTAGCTATAATTGCTTTAGCATAGTGAGATGTTGCTTCAGGTTCATTTAGACTCATCATTATTATACCTTCTTACTGTTTAATGCTGTACCTGACCGTAAATAGTACATTCCTGTTTTCAACTTACCCTTCCAAGAGTAGAAGTGCATTGCTGTCAGTTCTTTCTTAGTTGGCGTATTTAAGAATAAGTTCATAGATTGAGCTTGGTCTACATAAGGCTGCCTACCAATAGCTAAGTCTAACAACACCTTGGGTTTAATCTCCCAAACTGTTTTAAACAATTCTTTAATTGAATCAGGAATCTCTTCTATATGTTGAACACTACCTCTATCTCTGATAATCTTATTTCTAATATCATCATTCCATAAGTCATGTTCTTCTAGGGCTTTTACAAGGTATCGATTAACCACTGTATATTCACCTACTGTACCTCTACGTTTGTAGATATTAGAAGTAATAGGTTCAAATGATTCAGTGTTACCTAATAGTTGGGAAGTGGTAACAGTAGGCATAAGAGCTATTAATAAGCTGTTAGCTACAGGGATAGGGTCTATGCTCCCATACTTTGCTTTCTGTTTGATAGAGTAAGATAAATTACGATGGTCTTGTCCTTCCGAATAAGGACTACCTAGCCACCCAAGATATGTGCCGTATCTACCTTCCTCAACTAACTTCTTAGAAGCTTGAAGAGCAGATTGGTAGATTGTACCGAATGCTTCTATATTTTTATAGTGGGCTTCATTTGAGTCAAATGGGAGTCCAAGTCGAATAAAGTATTCAGCTAACCCTTGAACTCCAATACCTAGTGGTCTACGACTAAGATTAGATTTTCTAGTCTTCTCATCAGGGTAGTAGGAGAGGTCAATAGCTACATTGAGCATACGAACTATAGTTTCAATTAAGTTTTCTTTTTCTGAATCTCTGAGGTCAAACCACCTATCTAAATTGATATTGGCTAAGTTACAAACAGCAGTCTCATCAGAATCTGAATACTCAACGATTTCGTGGCAAAGATTTGAGGACTTAATAGTCCCAATGTTCTTCTGCATAGAATACTCATTGACAGTATCTTTGTACCCAATATAAGGCATCCCCACTTCTATCTGTGAGTGGAGAATAGCATCCCATAGGTCTCTAGCCTTAACTACTTTCCTATGTTTACCTTCTTCCACATATCGAAGATATAACTGTTTAAAATCGGTACCATAAACATCACTAAGTCCAGGACACTCTTTAGGACAAAACAAATACCATAAACCATCTTTTTCTACCTCTTCCATAAATAAATCAGGAACCCACATAG